TAAACCTAATGAAACACCACCTGCTAATCCTGCGATATCTCCTGCTGTTGTTTTCTTTAAATTATTACTGTCATCAATATCCGCCATTAAAATAACATCTCCACTTGCTACTGTTCCAGAAGTCGCTTGTGTTGGTGCTACTAATAGAGTAGATGAGAATGCTCCAGATGTAGCTGTTGCACCACCTGATAAACCTGAAGTTGAGCCAGTTGTAACTGTTACTCCAGTAATATCTCCATCTCCTATATAACTAGCCCAACTAGAGCCATCATAATAAGTTAATGTGTTTGTATCTTTTAAATAAGCGAACATCCCCTCTTCTGGACTTGAAATTGCAGATCCCCTTGCTGAACTATCAGCGAAAGTCATTATTACTTGTTCTTGTATGTAATTATTAAAATCACTTGCAGAAACTAAGTCTCCAGTTGTCCATACTTTAAATCCACTAGGCAATTAAATTCTCCTCATTGTATATTCTTATTTTAGCACTATGTATATGCAAATCTAGTCCCCTCGCCAATCTTAGCTTGTCCAAGTACCCAACCAGATGAACCTGCTGGACTTAAGTTTAATTTATAGTTCCAAGTTTGTGCCGAACTATTAATACTATGATTAATACTTTCTATCCATACTTCATCACTAAAGGTAGAAGCATTAGGATTAGTTACATTTACTTTTACTCTATCCCCAAATTCAAGTCCTAATACTTTAGGCCATAAATCTGTATCATCTCTTGGATTAATCTTTAAATTATCAATTCTTTCAATAGGTAAAGCTGTTTCTGCAATTTTTTGTTGAATAATTGATAGAACATTAGCGTCAGAAGTATTTTTAGTTGTTTTAGTAGAAGACTTAGCAGTATATCTACTAACACTATCAGCGTCTGCTGTATATTGTGCTGTTCCACTTGTCCTAGTCCACTCATAAACATTTATAACTTCATTAGTATCAAAAGAAGTTTCAACATCTCTATAAGGTAAATTACTACCACTATTATCAAATGTTGCTTGAACATTAGTTGCTTTAGCATTACTTAACTTATAATCTCTATTTCTAAAAGTTGCTTTACCATCTGCACTAATAAAGAATTGAGCGTTTTCTGCTGTTTCACATTCTTGTAATCCAGTTAATAAATTAGTCGTTAAAGCTTGTTGTTGAATATTTAAAGTTCCTGTATTTATAGTTCTTAAAGCACTTGGGAAGCCGATAGAGTTTAGTAATCTTGTAACCCTTACAGAAGTTAATTCAACAGCGTCTGCATAACCTAAACGAGTAGATGTTCCTATTTCAGAGAAACCTACTTGTCCAACTTTCCAACCAACTGATTGAATTGTTTGACTTTGAAAGATCTTGAAAGCGTCAATTGCTGTAAAAGTAGTTGTACTATCTGCACCTAAGGCAGGATATTTAACAGGTATCGTATCTAAAAATCCATAAAATAAAACATAAGTAGATGAATCATATGTAGCACTTACTTTAACAACTTTTAAAGGTTGTATTTTTGTTCTTGCGTTTGCACTATCGTAGTAATGACTTGTTTGTGTTGGATTAAACCTATTGTCGCTATTACTTAATAATAACTGACAAGTACCTGCTTTGAATTGTCCTAATTCATTACTCCTACCTCTTGAAATATTTATAGTCCTAACATAAGCTGATATATCAGTTAAAGATTGAGAACTATCAAATGGTTCGCTATCAAATCCAACTTCAACAGTTAATGTAACATTACTATCAAAAGCTACACTCATAAGATAACTTTAATTCCTCGTTTTTGTGCTTCTAATACTGCAACTGCAACTGCGTCAGGATCTGGATTTTGTATATCAAAACTATTTTCAATATTTAATATTGTAGTTACTCCTGCACTTCTATTTCCTATTGCTAAAGCATTTGCATTATGATCCCTAACAATTGGAGTTGGGTCAGGTTTTTCATCTCCCTCAATACCAAAACTTTCGCCAGGAGCATTTGGTGGAGTATAACCACCGCCACCTGTTGCATTACTCGGCATTTCTCCATTCCATAAAGCGAAGAACTGTCCTCTTAATCTATCTAATTGTTTCCCAGTTTTATCCACCATTGCTTTTAATAGTTCCTCAAATGTTCCTAAACTTTTTGCGTCTTCCATAGCTTTATCTAATTCTTGTTTAGCTAAAGCAATTTTCATAATATTTTCAGGAGTATCAGCAGTTGCTTTATTATAATCTTCAGTAGCTTCTGTTAATCTTTCTTGTGCTTGTAATAAATCTTCTTCTGCTCTCTTCTGTTCTTCAAGTGCTTGTTCTAATAATCTTCTAGCTGATATTTCCTCTGCTGTTGCACTTGTAGAGGCTTTAGTAATTTCTTCCAATCTTTCTTTAGCAATTGCTAGTTCTAATTCTTTTTGCCTACTTCCATCTTGTTCTTCTGATAATTTTGCAATAGCTTGTGTTTGTCTAATAATTGCTAATTCTTCTTCGGCAGTAACTTTTTTACTTTCTTCCATAGCTTTGATATGTCCAAACTGTGCCTCTGTAACAAAATCATTTGCATTTTCTAATTGTCCTTTAGCTTTAGCAACTGATTGTTCAGCTTTATTCATATCTTTTAGTAAGTCTTTCTGTTCTTCATAAATATCATTAAGGTTTTGTTGTGCTGTTAATAATTTATTAAAAGCACTTAAAGCGTTAGCATTTATATTTCTTATTCTTTCAGCTTCTACTTCCATAGCTAACTCCATTTCTTTTTTTTCTTCTCTATGAGCGTTAGCTTTAGCAACCGCAGCGTCAGTCGCTTGCATATATGTTGGAATAGCATTTCTTAAAGCGTGTTCTTGTCCTCTAGTAGAATCAATAGCTTGGTCAGTAGCACTCCTATAATCATATGTCCTTTCTGTTGCCTCATGTATACGATGAGAGTATTTGTTATATTCTGAACCTGCAAGTTCAACTCCATGATACATTTGTTCTGATAACTCAACTACATCTTCACTAGCAGTAAAGAATTCTTTCATTGCTTTTAAAGCGTCTGATATTTTATTTGTGAATGTTGTTATTCCTTTAACAATTGCAGTTAGTGCAGGTGCGAAGAAAGAACCTATTATAATACCTAACTCACTAAAACTATTTTTCATGAGATCTGTTTGTGCTTTCAAACTATTCATTTGTTTTTCTGCTACTTCGCTAGTAGCTCCGCCAGCATTTCTTAATTGTTTTTCATATTCTCTTATTTGGTCGCCTGCACCACTTAATATTTTTACAGCGTCAGCAACACCACGATTTAATCCTAATTGGTCTAATGTCGCTGCTTTCATTTCATCAGACATTGGTCCAAGCACTCTATCAAGTTCTTCTACAATATCTGCAACATTCTTCATGTTCCCTTGAGTATCAAACATATTTAGCCCTAACGCAGCGAATTCTTCGCTATTCTTAGCAGTTGCCCTAGGTATGTCTCTTAGTACCTGATTGAGCTTATCTCCCGCCTCAGCACCTTTAACACCTCTGTCAGCAAACGCTGCGAGAACTGCGACACCTTCTTCTACATCTTTATTAACAACTTTTAACGCTGCGCCTGCCTTAGTAGTTAATGCTTCTGAAAATTGTTGGACACTTGCGTTAGCTAATGTATTAGCTTTTACTAACACATCTGTAACTCGTGTTAAGTTAGCCAAGTTTTGTTCAGCACCCTCAACTGTTAAACCTAAAGCACTTTGTGCGTCAGTTGCAAGATCTGTTGCAGTAGCCATGTCAAACATACCTGCTTGTGCGAATTTTGCAACTTGTGGTAAAGCCGAAATAGATTGTTCAGCATTTAAACCTGCTGAAGCTAAGAAGAAGTATGCTTCTGCTGATTGTTCTGCACCAATTCTTGTTGATCGTGAAACTTGTAAAGCCATGTTCTCCATAGCTTTTTGTTGTTTTACAGTTGTGTCCATAATGGCTAATGATTGAACCATCTTGTCATCAAAAGCTGTAAACTCTTGAACTGCTTTACTTAATCCTTTAGCTAATCCAACTGCTAACGCTAATCCTGCTAATTTAACTGCGTTTGAAAATTTACCTAATTGTTTTCCAGATTTGCTTCCTTTGTCCCCAATTCCACCTAATTGCCTCTTAGCTAATTCAGCACCTTTAGTTACAATATTTATTGCAATATCAGCCATCGCCATTTTTACTTACCTCTATTCTTTTTATTCTCTGCGTCTTGCATGGCTATTATCTTATTTCTTTCATTAATTTCCCAATTATAAAATTTTATCCATTGGTTATACTCCTTATTACTCATATTAGTAGTAAGTTGAGCCACAGTCATTCCTAGTTCTCTTGCTAGTTTGAATTGAAATAGAGTGTCGTTATTCTTGAAATTCGTCTGCCGAAGCAGAGCCTCCAATACCATTTACTTCATTTATTACTAAAAATATTTTATCAATCACAGTACTATCTTTTTTATAAAGTTCTTCAATAGCGTCATCATCTAATTGTGGCTCTATTACACAAACTTTTAACAACTGTTTTTGGTATTCAAAAGCGTCTGTATCATTTACTTCAAGTTCTCTACCTAACTCTATTTGCATTGCTTTAGAGATCCCTTGTATCATAATTGACACATCCCATTCTGGAATTTTAAGTTCTTGCGTTGGGACATCAGGTAAATCTTTTATACCATCTAACTTTAATCTTTTCATAGATTACTCCTTATTATTTAATTCTAGTGAGTAGCTCTTGTTACTGCACCAGTTACTTGTAAATCTGCTGAATATCCTACGACATC